AACATTCCATTCTTGGTCAGAGACCGGTGTGATACAACTAGACGTTTACAGTTGTAAGGACTTCAGGATAAAGGACGTGTTCACTTGGTTGGCACAATTCGACATAGAACAATTAGATTACAAATACCTAGACAGGGACAAGGGATTCACCACACTAGCCGATGATCAGTTCAGCGTGTGGGATGCCGCACAATACAACCTACAAGCGGAGAACACATAATGGATTTCGACAAAGGTGCTACCACGTTCGACCTACAGGACACGGAATTCACAGACAAGTATGAGTTGTTCGAAAAGATAAAGGATTCACATCTTAAGAGTCCTTACAGACAAGAACGTGATATGGCCACGATGTATCAGCAGATGGCGGATAGCGTAAACGGACATTATAAATTATGACCACGGCAAGGATATACAGACCCGGCGTAGACACCGCCAGGCACAAGCAATTATACCTACTATTCGAAGAATACCATAAAAATTTCCAGAAACTGGTAAAACATCCTTCAGGTAGATACGCGGCACGTGCCCGTAAAGCATTGATAAATCTTAAAAAGGTAGCACACCATAGGGGAATAGAATTACTAGAATTATACGCACCAAGCAAGAACGAAGGGAAGGAGCCAATCAATGGCAATAAGCAGTCAAGCAAAATCATTACTAACCAATAGATTAGGAGGACCTAAGATGCCAAGAGGATCAGGTAGAAGAAAACCAATGTCTGGCAAACGAAAGCCTAAGAAACCAAGTGGCCGTAGGAAGTAAAGACATTGAGAAGTGGATCAGACAGGTTGTTGCTAAAACTCATAAGGCGAGTGGAGCGGCAATCTGTCCGTTTGCGAAAAGAACACTTGAGGATCGCAAGATACAGATCTCAATGGCGAAAGAAGATGTGCTGGATCAGATTGATCTGTGTTGTGATCTTTTTAACAGCCTTAATCTGGACATTGTCATCCTTTATTTCACTCACGAGATAACAGAACGCAAACTATCAAACCTGTGTAAGCGGGCACACCAACAGAATCCCGAGTTTGCCATAATGTATGACCACCCTGACAACAACGGTCTACACAAGGGTGTGTCATTCAGTTTCCAGAAAACACCACTCATATTCATACAGGACCTAAATAAACTTAATGATGCCCAACGACGATTACAGAAGACTGATTACTATCGCTCTTGGGGTCTTGATGATGATAGCGATATGTTCTATTAGCATCCTATAAATAACAATATCGAGGCAAATCCGGCCTTGTTAAAAAAAAGGAGTAACACAGCGATGAGTGAACAAACATTGGAAGTCAATACAGAACAGACGACTGCACCTGCTCAAGAAGACTTGAAAAACAACACAACGCAGGCAACTGACGATCAACCAGTTTATACAAAAGAGCAATTTAATGCCGCAATGAAATCCGCCCGTTTAAAAGGCGAGGAGACGGTGGCAAAAAAATACTCTTCAGTAGATGTTGAGCACTATAAATCTTTGCTAGAAAAGGAAGAACAGATAAAACTTGAGGAGCAAAAGAGGAAAGGTGAGTTCGAGAAGATACTCAAAGAAACGGCTGAAAAGGCCCAAGCTAAGATATCGACCTTGACTGATGAATTGACCAAGATCAAAGTGGACGGTGCTTTGTTGAATGCGGCAAGCAAACACAAGGCAGTGAATCCAGAACAGGTTGTAAAACTTGTGAGAGAACAGGTCAAGATGTCAGAGACCGGCCAGGTAGAAGTGGTAGATCCTGTAACAGGAAATACTAGATACACCGAAACCGGAACACCGCTTGACGTAGAGTTGGCAGTTAAGGAATGGCTAAATGCTAATCCCCATATGATGTCAGCAGGACCGGCAGGCTCAGGTAGCAAATCGAACACATCTCCCGACGGAGCACCACCAGTTGATGTATCTAAACTCGACCTTAACAAAGCAGAGGATAGGGCGATCTATAAGAAAATTAGGAGCCAGATTTTACCTGGTGCTAATAACATATAGGTCTATCATTAACTTAACAACTCAAAAAAGGAGATTCCTATGGCAGTAGCAACTGTATTCGAATCAACAGACACTAGTTTATTAACGAATGTCTTAAATGAAGCAATCTTCACCGCGCAAGAAAAATCTATCGCGGGTGGTATCTTCACCGTGTATGACTTATCAGGAACACCTGGTCTGACAGCACAAATCCCAGTATATCCATCTATCACTGCTTCAGCAGTTACAGACGGATCAACAGACGTAGCAGGGGCCAACACAAGTGGTCTTGATAACGTCACAATCACAGCGGCAAACATCGCGGCTAGACTAGACGTGACTGACCTATTATCTGCTTCTACAGCAAGAAATATGGCAAGTGACGTTGGGGTTATCTTGGGAAATGCTATAGCGGAAAAAATCGACGTAGATGCGTTCGGTCTTTTCACTGAAGCAAACATCGCTAGTGACGTTGGAGACAACGCATCACCGATCACACCTGAGTTACTGTTACAAGCCGTGTATTCGCTTAGAAACCAGAACGCACCAACTGACGCCGATGGCGATTACGTGTGTGTGTTACATCCGGGACAAGCGTATAACATTGCTAAAGTATTAACTACGAATGGTTTTTCATCATCTAACGGTGGTGCTTTATCTAACGTAGGTAACGCTTTATTAAGCTCTTCAGCTTATGTTGGCAGATTATACAACGTGAAGATTTTCCAATCAACATCTGTGGTAGAGGATTCAGTAGCCACAGACGCACAAGGTTGTGTGTTTTCACCAATGGCTTTTGGACACGTGTTAAAAAGACCTATTTCAATTGAAACACAAAGGGACGCAAGTAAATTGCTAACTGAATATGTGATTTCAACTGCTAGAGGTAACGCAGTTCTTAAAGCGAACTACGCAGTTAGAGTGAAAGGAAGTAAAGCGATCGCCTAGTAATAGACGAACGTAACACCCCTCCACTCAACAATAAGGCCCAGTTCGTTTCCCCTTACTGGGCCTTTTTTGTATCCGATAAATAAAAATGTTGGGAAGGACCCAGCAAAAAACATAAGGAAGGACCTTTATGGCTCAATTCGCGACAGACGACAACATCAAAGAATACGAACCGGACATCCATAATTACGGAATCCAAGACTTCAGTGATCTTCATCAGAAATCATATGACGACATCATCAGACTATTGAATATAAGATGGTGGAAGACCGTGGAGCACAATCGTTACGACATTTCTATAGTCCAAGGGACGGAAGATAGATTATCGCCAAGCAAACTTGTTGCGTCAGAATTCACGAGGGCCGCAGTATTCCACGTCCTAGGACACTACATCTATTCAAGGTTGAGCACATTCGACCCGAACGGCGATGTGTTTATGGAGAAGATGAAATACTACAAAGAACAATTCGAGATTGAGTTCGATCTAATATTGAGGCAAGGTATATCCTACGATATTGATTCATCAGGCACAATTTCAGATCACGAAAGACAGACCTTCCATCATAACAGATTGATAAGGTAATGTCAGCCAGAGAAAATATAGCAATAAACCTAGTAAAGCAACTTCAGAATATGACGGATCCTGCCGTGGGGTCAGTGAGCAGGGTATTCTTCGATGTCCAGAAACTAGCGATAACACAATTCCCCGCAATCCTAGTGACTACGGCCGGCGAAACTAGGGAAGACATCAGCACAGACCTAAGGGAAGGCACTATCACATATAACCTACGTTGCTACGTAAGGGGCACCGAAGTAGACACGTTACGGAACGAACTGGTTGAACGTGTTGAAGAAATGCTAGAAACAGATCGTGGTAGGAATATCACAACGTCAGCAAACAACATCCATAATGTAACCACTACAGTATCTAACATAGAAGTAATTGAACGAGAGCTACCGTTAGGTGAAGTTGTGATCAGCGTGGATGTAACATACAGATACAAAAAAGGAGTATTATAATGTCATCGATGATGTATAAAGACAAAATTTCTAAAGTCGTCCATAATAGAGATATCAAGGCGGCCAAGGAAGCAGGATGGACCTTAAATCCTGAAACAGCGACGATTAAAACTAACATAAAACCCACAGCTAAAAACAAGGTTAGCATAGGGGAAGTAGATGTGATCGAAGCAACAATCAACAACGACGATCTTTTGGGTCCGAAAGATCTTGATAAAGAAGGAGACTAACATATGGCTATCAATGACAGCACATATACAGGTGAATCAGGAACCGTAGAGTTCGGAACTGAATCATCACAATCAACGGTCGCTTCCGTGAGATCTTTCACAATTGACCAGGAAACACAAACAATTGAAGATACATCTATGGGAAGCGTTGATAGGACCTACAAAGCGGGACTATCACAATTCAGTGGATCAGCTGATGTTTATTTCAGAGATGATAACACAGCACAGACTGATATCTTTAACGCAATTGGATCAGACACTACAAACACAATCAACTTGTATCCGTCTGGAACAGGCCAAGGTATCAAACTTTCAGGTAACGTGATCATAACAGGACACTCTATTTCATCTAATTTCGATGGAATGGTAGAAGCGTCAATCACGTTCCAAGGAAGTGGAGCACTGACAAGAACACCATTGTAATGTTTAAAACTAGTCTAATCCCTTCAGCCCGAACCGTTGTGAATGCTATCAGGCGTGAACTAAGAGCAGAGCTTAACAAAGTAGGCAACGCCTTACTAGAAGAAGCGAGAGCGGCCACACCTATAGCACCGAAGAATGGTGGTAGGGCAAGAAGGGGTTGGACTAAAACACAATCCGGAGAAAGGGTTTCGGTATCTAACCGTGTGCCTTACATCGGTAAGTTAGAAAACAACTACAGTAAACAAACAAAAGGAAGAGGTATTGTTAAACCGGCGATCGGGGCGACAAACAGAAGGAGAACAAGATGAGTAAAGCAATAGAAAAGATAGCTCAGCACTGGCAGAAAGCCATAGCGGGGGGATTAGATAAGATTAGGATTGATGAATGGGATATGGATATCTACATAAAGAAATCATACGCATTCAAAGACGAAAGTCGTGTGATGAAGTTACAATCACAGGGAGAACCAGTCGAAGCCTTGGTAGAAACATTGCTAGTCAAAGCGTTAGATAAAGATGGTAAAAGGATCTTTAATGACGCGGACAAGGTCAACTTGATGAATGAAGCGGACCCCGCGGTTATTCTTAAAGTGGTCACAGCAATCAACACTGCTAATATTAGGTTGGAAGGAAAAGAAACGGTAAAGGAATCACAGCCAACCCAGAACTAGGTTTCATAGTAATGTTGGCTGATAGGTTGAAAATGCCTATCAAAGATATTATGAAGCTTTCTGTGTTGGAGTTAGACATTTGGTCTGCGTTCATCAAGCGTGAACAAGAACAAGCCAGCAAACAAATGAGGAAAGAT